GTAAAGTCTACCGGGGCCATGGAACAAGGATCCTCTCATTACTTGCAGAGGACCTCAGTCCATACTCGTGCTAGCCGTGCCCGATGAGGGTCCGGATACTCGAGGCCACGATCGCTATAATCAATCCCGGGATCGCCGAAGGTCTTATCCGCTTGCGCGGCGACCTTAGCTAGACGGTCAGCTTCTGACTGACAGCAAGTCACTACGTTGCCATCGTCATCTACCGATTGGTGTGGGTGTCCCTCACGGGTCCCTAGCACCAGAGGTTGATATGCACATGCGTCGTATCGACGCCATAAGTGCATTAGCGAATCCTGCACATGATACCAATCATGCGTCTCCAGGTGAATAGTCCCTTGGATTAGCAGGTAACTCGGAATTTCCCAACGATGATAGTCTTGATTGAATCTCAACTTACCTTCAAGGGACATGAGTTTTCCGAGATCTACATCTACATAGCGTACTAGCCCTTGCGTGTTCGGGTTGTTGGTATATGCCAACTTCCTTCCCAGCCAGGATTCGATCTGCGTATATAGATACGTAGCCAAGCGGTGATTACCTCTGACACTAGCCCTACGGGCCAGATCACAGAAGCTTACCGCCTCAGAGCAGGAGTTGACTGATCTTACCTTCATGCGAAGCGGTGTAATATCGGTGCCATTCCAGGCATCGACACCACAGGATTCCCGAAAGAACCCCCGTACAAATGTCTTGCTAGTGTTGACCGTTAGGCCAGCATGTCGCAGCACTTCTACGACCCTTTCATGATATCTTTGAGGGTAGATCAAATCATCTCCGAATACATAAACATCATCACAGTTTTCACCATAATGAGTGTGAATGCAAGCACGAACCAAAGCCCAGAATACAAGACTTTCCACAGGGAAAGTCAGGGCGTTGCCCATGGGGGCAAATTTCCGTAGCTTAAGCAATCGTTCACCTATATGTACATGAGTGGCCCGGCAGCAGTCAAAGAATCGGTATACGTAATCTCCGAAGAGAAAACGCACCAACTCAACTGATACCAGGTCAGACGCATCCTTAAGGTCGAGAGTTACAAATTCTCGAGATCGGGACGCTTGTAACGCTTTATTTCCGTTTATCGTTTGATCGGAGAAGTTTATACTTCCGCGGGTCAAAGGACTCGTGTTTATGGCGTTCTCAAGCACATGTCGAACCCCTTGCTGGATCCATACGGCTTCGGTAGGGTGTACGCATATTATGCGTGGTCCCCGCGAGTCCTTCGGGACAGCAGTGATCCGACATTCAATCGTAGCAGGCTCGGCTGTAAACGTACACTCCAGACCCCGACCATGCCAATAACAAGGCACGGCACGGATCCAGTCTGTGTAGGGATACACCTCGTCTATACTACGATAGTAGGTTGTGAATTCGCTCTTAGCAGAGGGCTTGCGGGGCGGGAAAACCGCCCCGGGGCCATGCTTGGGAGCTATTTCATTCCAGTTAGCCTTGCAAATAATTCGGCTAACGAGGCGACGACTTTCGAGGAGGACGTTAGAACGCTCCCAATAACCCGTAAGGGCTTGGGCACGCTTTCCGACCTCAACGTCTGTTTGTTCGAATCGGCCATAGGCCTCTTCGAGTTGTTGCTTAGTTGGTTCATACTCGGCCTTATAACAGAATAGCAAGCTTTTATGCATTACCTCGATACGCTCTAGGACATTTTCACCGCGTATATATGCTTTGAACGTGTCCAGCAACCACAAGAAGATATCTTCGAAGTGGTCGGGTGCAGCTTCCCATGAAGGGCTGGCTAACACCACGTCCTTACCATATGATTTTATCATTACAGACACTACCTGCTCGGCCATAAACTGGTCGCTCAAGTGGGGTCCTTCATTTAGATCATCGGTAGGTACGTACGTTTCGAGTAGTTGCAACATGTACTTGTCTAGCTTAGGTGCGATATTTGTCACCCAACTCTCACTCATACACCAGTGTGCCTCGATAAGAGGCTCTTTTGTATTATCAGCGAGGTCTGCTAGCAGACGACTGTACGCATTTAGTAGTATACTTTCATGAACATTCATGGTCGTGTCTATTCGTGTCCTAGCGGCGTTGGCCGCAGGACGTTAATGTTACTATCGTGATACCTCGGCCGCCGGTATTAATGGCTGGCGGAGGTGTGATGCTTACCAAAACAAAGGGCCACCGCGAGGTGGCCCCTTGGATAACTATGCTCCTCCCTCAATAATGCAAGGCAGCGTAACCCCTGACGGGGTGTAGCAGCCAAGACGCTTGAGGATGTTGCTAG